GGATATGGCCTTAGAAACACAACACGTATGGCTATCGCTCCCACTACTTCATCTTCCTTTATTTTAGGTCAGGTTTCTCCAAGTATAGAACCAATGACTTCTAATTATTATATTAAAGATTTACAAAAGGGTAAGTTTGTCTATAAAAACCCATCATTAAAGAAGGTATTAAAGACATATGATAAAGATAATGACGAAACTTGGCTGTCAATTCTACAAAAAGACGGTAGTGTTCAACACCTAGAATTTCTTAGTAAGCACGATAAAGATGTATTTAAAACATTCGGAGAGATATCACAGATGGAGATAATAGTACAGGCTGCACAACGTCAACAGTGGATTGACCAGGGGCAGTCACTAAATATTAGTATTCATCCTGACACTCCACCTAAATATATTAATGAACTAATGCTTAAAGCTCACGAACTAGGCATTAAGAGTCTTTATTATCAAAGAAGTAGTTCGCTCTCACAGGAGCTTGGTAGAAAATTATTAGAGTGCAAATCCTGCGAGTCGTAGAATTGTCACGGTCAAAAAAAATCCACTTGACTTTTCTCCACAGTCTGCTATACTATAGTACTGCTCTACATTTTATAAGGAATCAACCTTGAGCCGCAAAAATAAAGCCACAACAGATGTTTATTCTAAGCCAAAATGGCAGCCCCGTAAGATTACAGCTAAAAATAACCACCAACAAGAATATATAGATAGTGTAAGAAAAAATATCATAACCTTTGCAGAAGGTGCGGCTGGAACTGGTAAAACATCATTAGCAATTGGCTTGGCTGTAGAAGCTTTTAATTTTCATCTAGTAGACAAAATAATTATTACTAGACCTATTCTAGACGCTTCTGACGGTGGTTCGCTAGGTGCCCTACCTGGAACCGCCGAAGAAAAACTACATCCCTATATAATTCCCGTCTTAGATGAACTTAATTACTATATGACCTTTGAGGAAATAAGAAAACTAAGACTATCTCAAGCTATCGAGATTATCCCCCTAGAACTAATGCGGGGGCGTAATTTTCACAACACCTTTCTAGTAGCCGACGAAATGCAGAACGCTACTAAAAAACAATTACGCCTATTACTTACTAGATTTGGTCAAAATTCTCGCGTGGTAGTTAATGGAGATTCTACTCAAAGTGACCTGCCACAACATAAGCAAGGTGCCCTAGTGGAATGTATGTGGGACTTGGAAGATTTATCTAATATTGGCCTTATTGAGTTTGATAGACATGACATTATAAGACATCCTCTTTTGATAGAAATAATTGGAAAATGGGAACAGAATGACATACGAAGGGCCAAAGAAGAAGAAGAAAAGGGAACGCTTGGTATTAGTCTTAAACGCTGACTATAGACCACTTTGTATTATTGGCTGGCAACGTGCTATTACTCTCGAATATAAACATAGAGAAAATAAGCATAGTGGCCTGGAAGTTGTGGAATACTATCAAAATGATTTCATTCGTGGAGTCAATCACATCTATCCTATTCCTGCTGTTATGCGTAGTCATAAATATGTAAGGTCCAAGAAAGAAATCCCACCATTTTCTCGCAAGAATGTTTACATGAGGGATAATTGTAGCTGTATGTACTGTGGTAATCAATTTACTCCAGATAAACTAACTTATGACCACGTTAAACCTCGCTCAAAGGGTGGTAAGACTGAGTGGACCAATATCGTTACTTCTTGTATATCTTGCAATTATCATAAGGGAAATAAAACACCAGAACAAGCCCATATGAAATTACTAAAGAAGCCAATAATTCCTACGACTAATTGTACTGTACACATATCACCATGGTCACAAATTCCAAACGAATGGAGAATTTATATAAATGCCAAAGTATAATTTTATATGTCCAAACTGCAATACTGAGATAGACAAGTTCTTCTCAATTAAGGATTATCACTATCCATTATGTGTAGAGTGCAATCATCTTACAGTTAGGGACTATACTACCATTCGAGTTAGTGGTCATGTGCAAGGCTCTATGTCTCTAGGTAGTCTGGCCGAAGCAAATACTAAGAAATTAGGAAAAGAAGGAGCGGCTACTATTAGTAAACAGCAAAACGACTATATAGCCCCTAATAAAACCGTTGATGACTATCTTAAGATACCAGAAAAGAAAAATAGAAAATTAAATAGAAAAGGAAGGAAATCCGATGGACAAAAACGAGGATAATAAGAATGAGAATTTAACCCCTCAAGATATTCCACACCGTGCCCATATTCTTTTGAAGTATGAGTATGGTTCCATTAAGGAAAATAAGGCTAGAATAGAATATCCAATGACTTCAAAGATTTACGTCTTGGAAGCTAATTCTAAAGAGGAAATTCAAACTAAACTAGATACAATAAGATGTTTTTTAACCAATCTTTGTAAAATAGATTCACTGGAAGGAAACTAAATGATGACACAATATACAATTAGGGGAAAGCAATCATCAATAGACAAGGTTGGAAATCCCCTAACTACTGATAGTAAACTAACTTACGCTAAGTCTTATCCAAATGATACTTATTATATTCGCTCTAATAATATTGGCCGACTACTAAATCCACAGGGCGACTACGGCGATGATAAACGTCCACAAGATGTAACTGCTGGCGTAGAACCACATTTTAAGAAGGTTAACGCGAAGGTATTTGAATACTATCTAGCATTTTTACGAACACGTAATGAATTATATTTAAATAATGCCGAAAGAGAAAGCGAGCAATCCTAATATGAATGATAAAACAAAATTCCTAATTCTAAAACTTCTAGCCGATAAGAAAACCTTGACAGAAATCGCCGAAGAGGCTAAACTAAGTAGTAAGGAAGTGGATGACTGGATTAAGTCCGAAGGTAAGAAGATAGCGTCTGCAATAGATAAGTTTCTAACCACTAAGGAAAAGGCCACAACCAAACAGCCACATAAGTTAGATAGATTTATTGGTAAAAATAAAGTAGCCTTTATTAGTCAGGCTACCTCGGAAGCTGGCGATGCAAGTCTCAGGAATAAGAAAAAACCAGAAAATAAATCTTATCTACGACCTCTAACTGGAGAATAGTTTGAGTAAGCAAACAGATAAAAGTCGCTATCCCTCAAGATATAGTCCTGGTAAATTCATTACTGAGGCCCAATATATTCTGGAGCTGGTCTGTGAGAAGAAGGCAAAAGTAGATAAGAAAGAGCTACCTATTCATTTCTGGGACTTGCCAGAGTGGCAGGCATTTTTTAAGATGCAATTAAGAAGAGTTCACACCCTACTAAAAAAGTATGATATGAAGGCTATCTTGGCGGCTATTAATAAATGTTGGAAGCTTTATTCAATCCTACCAGCTTGGTTTGAGCAGAAGGTGAAGGAAGAACAGTCTGTATTGGAAAAGATGCCCATTATTGACAGTTTTGAACCAATTAATCGTAATATTGAAAAAACAGGAGCAGATAGAGTAGTACCAACAAACATCAAAGATAAGATAATGGGACTTGATGACTAGTATGACTACCATTGTAAATCTTCGTAAGAAAATCAACCTATAATATCTTACAAGTAGGCGGTGGATTGAAACGTGGATTGAAACTTAATAAGCTAGATGGTAAAGAATTAATAGAAGATAGAAATAGAAAGATGGACCAATGGCGAAAAAGCTCAAAGATACAGATACGGTTATAACCGAAGAAAAAACATCAATGTTCTTAGATGCGGCGACATTCTTAAATCGCCCCCAAGTAATCATACCATTTTCGCCAACTTTTGATATGTTATTAGGAGGGGGAATACCAGAGGGGTCATTCTGCATATTTAGTGGTCCACCAAAGTTTGGTAAGACAGTAAGTGCCCTTAGTTTTTCATCTAATGCTCAAAAGCCAGAGTATCAGGGTACATTAGATGAGCCTCGAAAAGTAGTTTATGTCAATATTGAACATCGTCTTAAACCTAGAGATTTACATGGTATTAATGGACTAGATACGAGCCGCCTAGAGATTATCGAATCAAAAGCTGGAGAAATCCTATCCGCCGAGCAATATTTAACTAAGAGTGAAGAAGCACTTAATACCTATCCTGGCTGTATCCTAATTATAGACTCTTTCTCTCAACTATGTTCAAGTGCAGAGCAAAGTGAAGGTATGGAGAAGCTATTTCGAGCCGACGTTCCCAAGATGTTGAGTAAGTTCTGTCGAAGGAATTGTTCAACAATAGCTATTAATAAGTGTGTTGTTATTGGTATTACTCATCAGATGGCCAATCCAACTGGCTATGGAGTGCCCTGGTCAGAAAAATCTGGCGAAAGCCTTAAGTATCAGGTTGATGTAAAAATAGTAACTCGCAAGAGAGAATTCTGGAAATTAACCGATGATAGTGCCCCCATTGGACAAATAGTAGACTGGACTTGCGAATCTTCCGCAATAGGTGCCCCAGGACAGAAGAGTCAATCTTATATAAGGTATGGATATGGAGTCGATAGGGAAATGGAACTACTAGCTATTGCTGTCGATACTGGTCTTATTAAGCGTGGTGGAGCGTGGTACACATTTGAGTTCGTAAAAGGTGAACAAAAGCCTAAATTTCAAGGAATGGAAAATAGCCGTAACGCCTTACTAGATAAGGAGTTGTTTAATGTTTTGCAAAAGGAAATTAATATGTTGTTGGGGCTGAAATACTAGTGAAAATTACCAAATTCCACAATAGATGAAGTAGTTACTAGCAGTTGACTACTATAACCCATGAGGAACATCAAAAGGTGGACAGATATTTTAAGGATATTTATAATGAATAAAATAGAACTTACATCTGGTGGATTGGCTATGTGGAAGTATAAATATAATGAGAAGTTATGGGCGGCATGTTGTCCACCAGATACTCACACTATTACACTCTGTCATATATTAGAAAAGGGAGCTGAAATATTAGCCCTTATCCATATAGATGATTTTATAGATAGTGGTAATTGGATACCTATAACTAAAGAACAGTATGCAGTAATGAATGGTCCAAAATCTAGAATTACTACACGTACAGATATGAAATTTGGTCTAGGTCTTGGTCTATAGATACTATTAACTTCTATAAAGATAATAAGGAATTTATTGATAAACTATAAACTATGAAGTTCATTGACCTCGACCATAAAGACCACCTAATCCCCCTCGGCCATATTAAGGAAAGAATAGGCTCTAATTATCACACTAAAGCCCGCCTACTACTCAGAGAAACCTATCCGACCCTCCAGTTTATAGAAGAATTAGACCTACCACTAAGAAAAGGAGAAAATATCCGCCTCGACTTTTTCATTCCATCTAAGAAGCTGGCCATAGAAGTACAGGGTGAGCAACATTTTACCTATTCATCCCACTTCCATAAAACCCCCTATAATTTTCTTGTTGCTAAAAAGAGAGACGATGAAAAACAAGAACTACTTGAACTTAACAATATCACCCTAATCCTTTTTAATTATAATGAGACAATAGATGAGTGGCGAACAAAAATCAGCTAATGAAAAAGCAAAAGATGTTAATGCTTATTTGGATAGATTTGAATTTGATAATAAAATCGTTCCAATTCAGCGTCCAGAGGACGAGTCTGAAATATCTAAAATTATTAACCTATCACCTGACCTAATAAATAAACTTACCCCAGACCAATGTTGGGAATATGCCATTAGACTATCTCAATATGCTAGTTATATACAGAGAATGATGAATAAGGAAAAGACTACTGAAAAGTGGGCAAATGGTGCTATTTACGATTCGGCAGCTAAAGAGTTTGACCAATATAAGTTTATGAGCGAAGATGCTAAAATTGCCATTATTGCCGAAACTAATAACTATGTGGCTGAATTACTAAGAATTAAAAGAGCTTCTATATTGAAGATAAGTCGAATTGAATATTTTAGTCATGCTCTAAAGGACCAAGCCAATTTATTTATAATGATTAAGAAAAATAAGGAGAGAATAGATGTCTAGTAAAGATGGGGAAGTAAAACCTACTGAAACTGAAGAGGTAACAAAATTGAATGAAGTATCTAATAAGTTGGATATGTTGATTGGGGCAATAGGTAATTTAGTGACCGTATTGAAACCTAAGCCAAAAAAAACTGCTCTAGATTATGATGGTGGTGAGGATGGAGTTTTAGTAGTTCCAAGTCCCCCAAAACGTAAATATGTTAAAAATAAGAAAGAAGTAGTAGTCGCTCCAACTAAGACTAGGCGAACCCCTATCTTTACTGGTAATAAGTTTAGTGAAATGTCAGAATTCGACCAGTGTAAAGAAGATACTAAAATAGATAAAAAGTTGAATAAAGGAAAGACAGCCCGCAAGAAGAGAGGTAGGGGTGAGATAAGAAATAGTAATGTGGAAGTAGAATGTAAGAAATGTGGAAAAGTATCTACGCAGAATAGTAATTATATAGTTCTTAGTGATTTTGTATGCGATAATTGTATTAGGAGTTAAGATGATTTTGATTGATAGGGTGGCTGAAAAAGGTATCATAGCTGGAATATTACAGCATGGGCAAGGTTGCTTTCTAGATATTGCCGATATGATTAGTGAGAGGACTTTTACAGATGATTTACTAGGGGCGACTTATAAGGTTTTTAAGAATATTCTAGAAGATAATGTTAGAATAGACATTCCTCTAATATATTCAACGGCAAAAACTCTCAATTTACATACAGTTATAACTCCAAATACAGTGCAGGATATTAAACTACTATATGCTACTGCGGTTAGTGAGCCAACAGTTCGTAAGTTAGCCGCTAAAATTCGTAAGCTAGAGGTCGCCCGACTATTATGCTCTCAATTAGATTCGGCAAAGGAAAAACTATATGAGGTTAGGGGTGACGAAAAGATAAGTGAAATTCTAGCTATTCCAGAAGGAGTTATCTTTAATTTTAGTAGTCTTATTAATCAGGATGATGAGAAGCCTAAACTATTGGGAACTGGAATTGATGCGTTCATTCAGGATAAAATCGACAATCCTGTTGATATCATTGGTATAGATTCTGGTTATCCAGCCTATAATAAGGCTATTGGTGGTGGTTTTCGTCCAGGTATCAGTGTCGTTGCCGCTAGGTTAAAAATAGGTAAATCTTCATTAGCTATTAATACTGGTCTAAACGTCTCAAAAAACACCATACCCGTTCTTGGTCTAGATACGGAAATGTCTATTGAAGAACAAAAGATGAGAATTTTAGCCTGTATTAGTGGTGTAGAAATCAATAAGATTGAAACTGGACAGTTTGCTAATAATTCCAAGGAAAAAATACAAGTTCTCAATGCTGGTAAATTACTAAAACAGATTCCTTATTCTTTTAAGACTGTGGCTGGATATACTTTTGAGGACCAATTAGCGATGATGCGACGTTGGATAACTAAAGAAGTGGGTCTTAACTCAGATGGAACAGCTAAGCCCTGTCTTATCATCTATGACTATTTAAAACTAACAGATTCTTCTGAAATGTCTAGTAAGGAAATGTCAGAATGGCAACTACTCGGCTTTATGATGACAGCCCTTCATAATTTTGCAATTCGCTATAAAGTTCCTATCTTTTTATTCACTCAGCTTAATAGAGACGGTATTGATAAGGAAAGTAGTGGAGCAGTTGCAGGAAGTGACCGAATTGGTTGGTTTTGCTCTAATTTATCTATCTTTAAGAAGAAGTCCGATGAGGAAATAGCGGAAGATGGAACGACTAGTGGAAATCGTAAGCTAGTAGTATTAGATTGTCGTCATGGGGCTGGATTAGATTTTGGTGACTATATCAATTTTAATCTTCATGGGGCTATCTGTCGAATAGAAGAGGGTTTAACTAAATTTGAATCTAAAAATCAACGCAAACAAGATAATAGTTTTGAAATGAGCGAAGAAGATGACAACAGCAAAAACGATGCAAACGATTCCTCAAGCAACTCTTTTGAAATTGAATAATACTCTGATAAATAATTTTGATACTATTTGTCAGAAGTTAAAACTCAATTTATATAAGGGAATGAAGTGCTATCATGGTAACTGCCCCATTCATAGAGGGGATAATCATACAGCTTTAGCCATCTATCATACTGGCTATAAATGTGCTGGTAACTGGCATTGTCATACGTTTGGATGTCATACATTTTTTACACCTAATATGATAGGGTTTATAAGGGGTTTGTTGTCGCAACGTCATTATAAGTGGGTAGATACTGGCAAGAAGGAAAGTTTTCAGAATACCGTAGAATTTATTAATAGAGTATTAGATAATGAAGAAATAGAAGTAGCTGACGATATTATAAAAGAAGAACGGCTAATAGAAAGAAACTATCCCATTTCCCTATTGGACAACCTAACGATTCCGTCTCCATACTTTATAAGAAGGGGCTTTAAAGCATCGACAATTGAGAGGTTAAATATAGGGGATTGTAATATTTCCGGTAAGTCTTTTAATAAGAGAGCAGTCATACCTATTTTTGATGCAAAAGGAAAATATATAGTGGGGTTTACGGCAAGAAGTTTATATGACGCTTGCCCGCAGTGTGGGGCAAATCATAATCCGGCCTTTAGGTGTCCAGAGAAGGCTTATAGGCATATTTTTTGTAAGTGGAAAAATTCTTCCTTCCATAAGATGAATTATTTGTATAATTTGCATAATTCTGTGTGGCAAAAGAAGAATAACACTATAATAGTAGTAGAGGGTCCGCCTAACGTAATGAGATTTTATGATGCGGGGATTTTTAACGTGGTGGCTACACTTGGAAAAGAAATGTCTCCAAAACACGTTGAATTACTAAGGGAAAATAATTATAATACGGTCTTAATGGCCTACGATAATGATGAAGAGGGACGAAAGGCCACACAAAAAGTATTCAAGGCAAATAAGGATTTTTTAATGAAACCCTTACAGTTTCCAACAAACGATATCGCGTGTATGTCAGTTGAACAAATAAATAAAATACTACTACCACAAATTAAGGAGTTATCATGCTAATTGGATTTTCAGGTAAGAAGCAGTCTGGTAAAAACACTTCAGCTAACTATATTCTTGGCAAAATAATGGCCGAATTAGGACTACTACATGAGGCTTTTATAATTAATGATGAGGGTAAATTGGAAATCCAAGATATTAGGGGAAATAAGAAATTTGCAGGAGTTTTTGATATAAATCGTACTTCCGATGCAATGAGAGATTTTTGTCACGATTTTCTCGATAGTCATATTATGATTTATAGCTTTGCAGACCTATTGAAGAAAGAAGTCTGTATTAAGATATTGGGCCTAACTTATGAACAATGTTATGGTACAGACGAACAAAAGAACAGCCTAACTAAGATTAAATGGAAGGATGTTGTTAAGACATTAAACAAGGCTTCAGTTAAAGCAGCCCATGCAAATTCAAAAGAAGATACATTAACTGGTAGGCAGGTGCTTCAAATTATAGGAACGGAAATGTTTAGGGCTATATCTCCTAATGTTTGGCCAGAAGCTCTTATTCGTCAAATTAAGAGTGATAATGCTGAAGTTGCTATTATTACAGATATTCGATTTGCTAACGAAGTAGAAACTATCAAGGAAAATGGTGGTGCTGTCATTAGATTGACTCGTAAGGTTTTTGAAGATGAACACGAATCTGAAACTGCTCTTGATAATTTTGACCAGTCAAAATATGACCTAGTGATTAATAATCAAGATATGACTATAGACCAGCAACTAATGAAGATAGAAGAATATTTACACCCATCACCAGTAGCTTAAAGAAATAGGTATCTAATGACCATACCAATTACTAATTTACGTAGTAGTTCTTTTAATGCCCACAATATGTGCCCCATGAATTACTTTATAGAGTATATATTGGGGTGGAAAAATCCCTCTAATCAAAAGGCCGATAAGGGAACTATTCTACATAAGGTAATGGAACTTCTAGCGTGTGCTAAACTAGCCCACCAAAAGGGCGAAAATACCTATGAAGATAAAGAAATAAATTATACGGTTTCTCTTAAGAGTGAAGTGTCCGATATATTAGAGGCAGTTTTTACCTATTATAGTAAATATTTTGGCACTCACACCTGGAAAACTAAAGATAAAGTAGAAATAGGCGGATGGATTGATATTGCTCTAACTCACGAAAATGGATTATTTGACCCTCGTAAACGAGATATAGTCCAACCCGAACAGAGTTTTGCTATTACAATTAAACAGGACTGGGCCAAGTACGAATATGTTATTGGCAAGGAAACCTATTCAGATTATCTTAAGTTGTTTGGTACTATAGACTTAGTAACTAAAATAGATAAGGATACCTATGAGGTAGTAGACTGGAAAACTAATGCAAAAAGAATAGATTGGGCAACTATGCAGGAAAAGGGTCACGACCAACTAATGAAAGACCCCCAATTAATGATATATTACTATGCTCTTTCTAATCTATATCCAGATATTCCCCATATTGTTATGACTATTAATTTTATTAGGGATGGTGGGCCATTTTCTATTTTCTTTGATAAATCACTTATACCTAAAGTGGAGTTAATGTTACAGGAAAAGTTTGAAGCTATTAAAGGAACAAATATTCCCTATGCTAATTTAAGTTGGAAATGTAAGTCATTTTGCAGTCAGAGAAAAACAACCTTTGAGGGTACTACTGTTTTTCCAATTATAGAACAGCGTGATGGACAAATTACTCCTGTTGGTGGATGTATGAGTAAGTGTGAGCAACTTCGCTATGTGTTAGATAGAAGGCCAGTTGAACTAGTCGTAGAAAAAATGAGTAATCCAGAACATGTTGTTGGCTCATATAAGAAACCAGGAACATAAAATATGAGGTATCTACTTAGAATTTGTAAATGTGGTGATAAATGCAACTGTATATATTTCCATATAATTGATACAGACGAAACCGATAGGCGGAAACGGATTAAACTACAAACCCACTATTTTAATCCTGACGAGTGGATTGGTCAATTTTTCGAGTGGAAACAATCTGAC